ATTTTTATCCATCCCCAGATCAGGCTACCTTCGTAGAGAAGCTCCGCTTCAGTATAGGAGAGCTTAATGATTTGATAGGAGTCCCTGGGTATGATGAGGAGATTATAAGAGAGGCCATTGATAATCCGACAAATACTCAAAATGTATTAGATAATAGTATAGACCAGAATATTGTAGATGAAGAGCTGCAAGGTGGAGATACTTATGAGGATGAGATCCAAGGGCTACACTGGCATGGAGTAGTTCCAGTGTCTTACTTAGAATCTAATGGAATAGAGATTGAAGTACCAGAGAACTCAGCAGCAGTAGCTATAGAAGCAATCATGATTGGCTCCTCTCTGTTGAAGGTATGTTTAAACAAAGATCCACTCAGCAGACATCCTTATTATTTCAGCTCATTCCAGCGCAGACCTGGCTCCTTCTGGGGAACCTCCTTACCAACGATTATGAGCCCAGAGCAACGGTTGTGTAATGCTACTGTAAGAGCACTGGCAATGAACCTAGGACTCTCAGCTAGTCCACAGGTTATGGTCACTTTAGATAGATTAGCTGATGATGGAGATATAGATGAGATCTTTGGTGGTAAGATATGGCAAGTTAAATCAGATCCAGCTGGCAACTCAGGGCGTCCTTTGGAATTCTTTAATGTACCTTCCAATGCTGCTGAGCTACTTTCTATATTTAACCGCTTCCTAGAATTAGCTGATGAGACTACAGGTATACCACGGTATGCTTATGGAGCTCAGACTAACATGGGAGGAGCTGGTGGTACAGCTAGTGGGATGGCTATGTTGCTGGAGCAGAGTACTAAGACTATTAAAGAAGCAGTAAGGCATATTGATAAGGATGTAATCATACCAAGAGTTGAATACGAGTTCTATAATGTGATGCTGAAAAGTAATGGTAAGTATACTGGGGATATCAATGTAGTAGCATTGGGTTCACAGTCACTGACTAATAAGGCAGCTGAGCAGCTTAAGAGGAATGAGTTCTTACAGATTACAGCTAACCAGTTTGATCAGAATATCATGGGAGCTGAGGGAAGAGCACTCCTCCTTAAAGAGATGGCTAAGGATATGAATCTCCCAGAAGCTATCGTACCAAGTAGAATGGAGCTTAAGCAGAAGGCAGAGAGAGAATCACAGATGCAACAGCAAGGCATGGAACTAGAGTCTAAGAAGATGCAGATACCAATTGAGGTAGCTACTATTCAGACACAAGGTACCTTGCAGACTGTACAGGTTAATGCACAAGCTAAGGGCCAAGCTAATCAAATTGATTCTCAAGAGGTCCAGTATGACTATGAGATTGATAAAGAGAAGAATCAACTTAGAGCTATGGAGATCAAAGCTACAGCTGAGAACAAGCAGCTGAGCGAGACGCTCAAGGCTCAGAGCAATGCGGAGGCTACGGCTCAGAGAGCTGATCAAACTAACAAGAGTATAGCACTCTCACTTAAGACAGCAAATACAGCAGCTCACGACAAGAGTCAGCAATAACTAGTTAGCCTTAGATATCTTGCAACCAGATAGATGTAAAAGTCGAAGGGTATCCTCCAACCCGTTCTGGTTGTAATTTTATATTGGAGGTGGAGGAAGAATGAATATAAGTAAGGAGGAAGCTTATGAAGTAGGGAGGATACATAACAAGTTATTAAGAGAGATCTTAGAGCGAGAGTTTGATAAGCACTTAAGTAACCTTAAGCTGAACCCAGATTATAACAAAGTAAGATGGGAGCAAGGCTACGTAAATGCTATTGAAGAACTATTAGATATTGTCAAGAAGTAACTAAAGTTATAAAGTAAGCTCAACACGGACCATGCCTATTAGGTTATCCCTGAGAACCCTGCTATGGAGGCAGTAAATGAATGCGATAGAAAGAGTAGCACAAGATTTGAAAGAGATGGAAGCAGAGATGGAAGCACAGAGAAACCGTAACCCTCGTGAGGAGACTAATGAAGCTGCGGTAGCTACAGAAGAGAGTAAGAGTGAAGAAGTCATTACAAGTAACCCTGAGGTCCAAGTACCTGAAGCTGCTGTAAATGAAGAAGTAACTCCAGTCCCTGTAGAAGAACCTGTTAAGTCTAAGAGGAATGATTGGAAAGGAAGAGCTAACAAAGCTGAGAAACGAATGGCTGGACTTAAGGCTTCTTCTGACAACTTCAAATTCCAAACTAGACAAGAGATCTCACAGCTTAAGGCCTTAGTCGCACAACTACAAAGTGCCCCTGCTAAAGAAGTAGACCCCTTCGAGGGACTCTTCTCACAAGAGGATAAGGATGTAATTGGCGATGAAGCAGTTGACATCATCCAGAAAGCTACGAAGGCAGCTAGTGTCAACAGCACTAAGAAGCTCGAGGCTGAGGTCAAAGAACTTAAGGCAGATGCAAAGGAAAGACAAGAGAGAGTGAGTGAGGAAGCTGATTCAGCTGCTTATGATGCTTTCATGTCTAAACTAGAGTCTAAGGTTTCAAATTATGCTGCTATAAACTTAGATCCAGCATTCATTGAATCACTCCAAGAAGTAGATTACTTATCTGGATATAGCAAATTCGAGTTACTGCGAAGAGCCCAGGAAAGTGGTGATGTAGCAAGGGTAGCACAGTTTATGAAAGAGTTTGAAGACCGTGCAAACCCTGGACAAAAAGTACTAGAAGAACGAGTAGGACCTACAGGAGCACCAAGTGCATCTGTAGTTGAGCAAGCCCCTCCTGAGAATATCATGAAGGGTAGCTTCATTAGAGAACATGATGCCAATGTAACAAGAGGTCGCTTTATGGGACGTCAAGCAGAGGCTAAAAAAATAAGACTAGAAATTGACAAAGCTCTCGCTGAAGGGAGGGTCAATTTCAGAATATAAGGACTAGGAAATTATGGCAGATGCAACAAGTTTACGTATTGGAGTCAACGGTGATTATTATGGCTCTGGATCAGGATATGACAATTATGGATCAGACATGCAGTCTGCATTCATTCCAAAGTACTTCAGTACCAAAGTATTAGAGCAGTTCTACAATGAGAGTACCGCAGTTCAGCTGTGTAACATGGACTATGAGGGTGAGATCAAATCATCTGGTGATAGTGTAGTTGTTCGTAGAGATCCTACCATCACTGTAGGTGACTACACCATCGGTGCTACTCTTACTTATGAAGTTCCACAGGAAGACTCTCAGACCATGTATATTGATCAAGCTAAGTATACAGCTTTCAAGATTGATACTATTGATGATCTTCAGTCTGACATTGGACTTCCTAATCGTTTTCAAGAGTCAGCTTCTCTTAATATGAAAGAGACTATTGATAAGGAAATGTTTGAGTATATGATTGGTGGAGCTAAAGGCGCTACTGATATGTCAGCAGCCCTCTTTGATTCTAATAACATTGGAGCCACCGCTGGTGCAGTCTCTGGTGATATTGATCTCGGACAGGCAGCTGGGTACCTTGCACTCAGCTCCTCTGCAATTCATGGCTACATTGTAGACCTGAACACTGTATTGGACGAAGCTCGTATCAAGCGAGAAGGTCGTTGGATTGTAATGAATCCAGCAGTAGCAGCTTTCCTCAAGACCTCAGATCTTAAGCAGTCTGATGTAACTGGAGACTCTACTGGTGGCATCCGTACTGGTCTTATTGGTCAGGTAGACGGTTGTGATATCTATGTAACTAACAATGCATTTAACTTTGTAGATACAGATCGTATCTATACTATTACTGCTGGCACTAACCAGTTCTGTAGCTTTGCAGCTCAGATTACAGATAGTGAAGTGCTTCCGATTCCTGACAGTTTTGGTAAGTATCACAGGTCTTTGCAGGTCTATGGAAGAAAAGTACTCCTTCCTGAGTGCGCAGCTGTTATCCAGTGTAAAAAATGAGTAACAACAGGTAGTTAAGACACTATCTGGTAACTTTAGAACCCAAGTATCTAGGCCCTATAAGCCGAAGAGTGGCAACCTACCACCTGATACTTGGGTATTTTTATAGGTTTATTTTCAGAGGTGAGAATGAAGTATTCAAAGGAAGAGATACAAGAGATAGTGAAGATACACATAGTTGGTGGCATTACCTTAGCTGACATAGCGAGAGCTTATAACACTTACCCTAATGCCTTTCATAAGCGAATTAGAGAAATGGGAATAGCCAGCAACAGGCACTGTATGAAACCGTCAAGCGGATACAAGTACTGCTGTGGTTGTGATAAAATACTAAGGGAAGTAAAGTTTTATAAATCCGATAGAAATAAACCTGGTAATCACTGTATTTCCTGTAATAAATCCCACAACAAAGATTGGAAAGGTTATAGGAATAGGTTAGTTATCCTAAAGAAGAAATATGGAATTACAGAAGAAACCTATCGTGAACTAGTGGATCAATCTAAAGGAGTGTGCCCCATCTGTAAGGAAGGTATAGATATTCTTAACCCTAAAGGGCACGCTGTAGACCATGATCATGAAACAGGAAAGGTAAGGGCGTTCCTTTGTGGGAGGTGTAATATGGCAATAGGCGGACTAAGAGACTCACCAGAGTTGCTAAGAGAAGCAGCAAATTATATAGAGGAGCACAGAACATGAGTAATACAGTATTCGTAGTAAATAAGAAGACAGGAAAGATTGGTAAGTTCCCAAAGCACCTCCTGGCGCAAGAAGATAACCTAGAGTTATACGTAGAACCTGTTAGTGTTAAGAGTCCAACATACAAAGAGATGAAAGAGATGGCTGAGGACAAAGGCCTCTCTATCAGTGGAAATATTAAGAAAAGTGAATTGAAAGAGCTGCTTGAGCTCTAAGGAGTTTAAATGACCTTTCTACAAATTTGTCAAAAAATCTCTCAGCTATCTGGCTTACACGGCAGTATGACTGATGTGATCAGTAACAAAGACTTACAGAATAAGATATCAAATAGTGTAAATGAATCTTGGATACAACTCCAACTCTTAAGAAAGGACTGGAGCTTCATGATTAAGAGACATGCCTTCACTTGTCAACAAGGTATAGAGATATATAAAGCTTCTAGCTCAACAGAGCCAGAGGTTGGCATAGAGGATCTGGGAACTTATATTAGAGACAGCTTCTTCCTTGACCACAAGCCCCTCTCTTATGTCACATCTAAGAACTATCCATACATAGACAACACAGTAGAAGCTGAGCCTAAGTGGTTCACAGTAGATCCACGCACTAATGATCTGTACCTAGACCTTCCAGACTCAGCTTACGTCTTTGATGTATACTACCGCAAGTCTGTCCAAGATCTATTTAGTGGAAGCACTCCTAACAATAATATCCCAGAGTTACCGGAAGGTTACCACTCCATCTTAGTGTACGGTGGACTCTCTTCCTTTGCAGCATTCATAGGAAGTCCAGAGTTATATGGAGAGTGGACATTAGAGTATGAGAAGATCTTAGGATCTATGATGCGGGAGTTTTTGCCCTCCAAAAAGATCAACCAACGGTCTATCATATGATTAACTTTGCAAAGATAAGTAGTAAGATTATCGCCCTTAATAGAGGGATCAACGAGTCTAAGTCTGACTTGCAACTCTCCCCATCCGAGTTATCATACAGCTCTAACTACATGTTAACCGATGGTAACACCTCAGGGCTGACACTTGTAGATGGGTATGAGTGGTATGATGGAACTACCCTAGCTTCTGGAACAGCAGTAGAGAAGCACAACGATGGAAGCCTGATCCTCCAAGGTGATGCCCTAGATGGAGGTGGTGTAGCTACAGAAGATGGAGACACTGCTAGGAAAGTAAGCAGAGATGCTATCATAGAACCTCCAGGAGAGGGGCCAATCCTCTCTCTCTTTGAGTACAACGATAAACTCTTTGCAATAAGGCAACAAGAGACTACTCTTTTAAATAGAATACACTGGGTAGCTCTAGATGAAAGTGAAGTGACTGGATGGCCTAACACTCCTATAGATATCACCGGAGCTGTGGGTCTGCCAGATAATCCAACTAATATATACAAGATCCACAAGGGGCGCTTTGCAAACTACAACGGTAATGAGAAAGTAGTTGTACTGTGTAATGGAATCTCAGAGGCCATGGTATTGTATGACGATGGAGCTACTGTAACAGTAGATGCTGTATCCTCTACTTACCTGCCTTCAACCTTCCCTTACATCTGCTCTATCTGGAATCAAAGACTATTACTAGCATACCCAGATGGACAGGCATACTATCATCAGCCAGGATCTGATCCCACTGATACAGCTAATTGGGACCCAGCCATAGCATCTGCTGGCGTCATTAACCTAGAAGATACCATCAGTAACTTTCTAGTAACTCCTTCATCATTCTTTATCTTCTGCGATAATATGATTAAGTATCTACATCAGCTTGATAGTTATGACAGTGCCTTGGATGTAGACTTTGTAGTCAAGACTTTCTCTGGGTACTCTGGAGCCATCTGGGATACAGCTCAGAGGATCTTCGGTAATGTTCTATTCTGTGATGATAGGGGTATATCTTCATTATCTACTACAGATGCATACGGAGACTTCAAGGCATCTATCATCTCTAGAGCTATCCAAAGTACTTACGAGAAGAACAAGAACTACATCATAGGTGCAGCTGTAAACAGGAAGTATAACCAATATAACTTATACTATAACATTGACAACAAGACAGTAGCACACTCTATTACATTTTCCGCTGAGGGTATGGAAGATAACAAGCTACCTATCAAAGGTGCTACCACTATAAACTATCTGAATGAATTTACAACTGGGTATGAGAGTGAGTGGTTTGGTGGGGCAGATGGCTATGTATACAAGGCATGGAAAGGGGCTCAATCTTTTAACTGTGAGTATATAGTAGCTAGCTTCACTACATCCTTCTACTCGTATAGATCAAGTACCTCCTTCAAAGCCTTTAAAAGATTACTCTTTGAACTCTCTGCTGATCCAGGGACAGATATACATACAAGATGCTACTATGACTACAATGTAAGCACAACACCTAGGGGATACATAGAGAGCTTTGACTCTGAGACCTACGCCCTCCCTGCTCCTTGGGCAACCGAGGATTGGTCTTCTTTCCGATGGGGTGGGTCAAATGCTGAGAGAGAGTTTGTATACTTATATGGCATAGGAACTAACATGGCTGTTAGTGTTGCTTGCAAAGATAAGTATCATGATCCAAACACAATACACAACTTTACTACCCAATACTCTTTAAGAGCTATGGATAGATAGGAGACTAAATACTATGGCAACACTTAATACACCCTACAACTATGACGATCCAGCTAGCACACTATTGGTAGTTGATGGTGACTTAGCTGTAGCGGATGATGTTAATAATGTGTGGGGAGAGACTGATCAAAAGTTTACAGATATCTCCACAGACATGGAAGCTGTCAACGATGATGCTACACTAGCTAGGGAGTGGGCTGAGGCAGCTCAGGGTACTAACCCAGATCCAACTGAGCCAACTGAATACTCTTCTAAGGCTTATAAAGAGGAAGCAGAAGAATGGGCTATCAGTGATGACGGAGTTATAAACAAGGCTGATGGGACCACTGAAACAGCTAAGAGCTCTAAGACTTACGCAGAGGAAGCAGAGGCATCAGCAGTCATTGCTCAGACAGCCTCTAACTTCGTAGGATTATGGTCTTCCTTGACAGGAGCACTTACAGTACCATCCACTGTACTACACGAAGATTCTTACTGGATCTTATTAACAGATATAGCAGATGTTACATTAGACGAGCCAGGAGTTACTTCGAATTGGGAAGAAGCTTATTCATCTATTTCACAACTTAAGAAATTTGGAGTACTATAATGTATGATAATGAACGATTGATTGATGGAACAATACTTACTACAAGTGCTGCCACTGTCTTTACTAACTCAGCTACCACAGCTTCTTATTTGAAAGTCATTAGCTTACATAACTATGGCTCTGAGGCTGCTGAGGTCAAGCTTTATGATGGAATTGCTGGTGATGCTACGCAGTGTTTCTTGGAAAACCTAGGTGCTGGTGAAACAGTTATGTGGGATATTCCATGGGGCGGTATCAAGAAGGAAGGTGTAGAGGTTTTTCAAGCTGTGTGTGATGTAGCTACCACAGTTAATATAAGAGCTTTTGGAGGTGCTGAGTAATGAGTATTCAGAAATGGCCTGAGAGTAGCTCTGGGGGTTTCCACCCTGTAGCTGAGCCAGCTATGTACAATAGACCATTTGTTAATGGTAGTACAAACTGGAGATCAGCAACAAATGTTCCACATAAAGACTTTGATGGTTCATACTTTACACTTCCTATAAATAGTGCAGGAGCTATATCCTACAAGAATACCTCAGATGCTGTTGTGTGGACTCATTTAATAGCTGACTTTGCTGGCACAGGATTTATCTTCATGCATTGGTATGACACGGTCAACGATAAGATATTTGTATTCACATATGATGGGCTACTCCTTTACTTAGACTCTATTAATATCTCCGAT